TGCGGTCCGCCCTTCGGCGTGACGCTGTAGGTCGCGCACTTGAAAAGCCCAGGCTGCCCGAATGGCGGCGTCCACTGAAACGCCTTGTAGCCGGCATGCGCATCGAGGAAAGCCTTGATCGGCGCTACCTCGTCGGCACCCCCTATATACGTATACGGCCAGGACTCGGAACGGTTATTGATTCCGCTCGCCGCGTCCTGCGAGTAACCATCACCGAACTTTGCCGAGAGCACCTCGAACGAGATGGTTCCCTGATCACCGACGCGGGCGTCCCACGTAAAAGTCTCAACGGGCATTCACGTACCTCCAGATCAAGCCGCCCTGCTGCGTTTCCTTGGCGATCCTCTGCTTCACGATCGAATCGATCTGCGTCGCCAATTGCCTCGCGTCGGTGTTGCCGCCGCTGCCGGCCGGTTGTGACCCCTGCACGGGCGTATTAACGGTTGTCGAGATGCTGATGAGTGAGCCGACGTCATCCGTTGGTTGCGCCGAGGAACCAACCAGACCGCCCCGCGCGAATCGCGCACCGCCCGCCGCGCTCCTGCCGCCGTTCAACGACTCCAGCAACGACAGCATCCCCGGCTTCGCGACAGCCTGTGCGTTCACAACATATTCGCCATTCGACAGCCGCGCGGGGATGCTGTCGCTCGTCGTTGAGCCCGGCCCTGAAACCAGTCCGCCGCCGGAGAACATCATCCCGGCGGCAGTGCCGAATAGCGACCCACTGCCGGCAATGGACGAACCCAACGTGAAGCCATAGGCCGAATTCCCCGTCCCGCCAGCTGCTGCCATCGAGCCGGAGAACAACGCGCCTATCAGGCCGGTGTATGCCTGATTCGCAAAGAGCTGCGCGAGCGATCCGAGCATGCTCACGACCATCGACTTGACCGCCTCCGCCGGCGTCTTGGTGCCGGCTGCGATGTCCTGAAACAAGCCGTTGAACGCACTGCGGCCCGCGTCAGTGAAATCCTTCAGGTAGTTCGAGCTATCGAGCATCGACTGCCGGATCTTGTCGCGCAACTGATCGAGATTGGCCAGCACGCCAGGATCAGTTGTTTGCCAAGACAGCTTGTTCGCTTCGTCATAGAGCGCCTGCAGGGACGAAACGGTGTCAGCCGAATTAGCCCTCAACTGCGAAACACCATCGATCAGGCCGGTGAGCCCCTCCTGCTGCTCGAGGCTGACCTTCGTCTGAGCTTCTTTTGCCTGAGACAGGATGTCGTTGTATTGCGCACCCAGCTTCGTGAGCTGACGGTTCTGGTCGAGAAACGCAGCGCCGCTGACATCGCCGGTCGTCGCTGCCTGCAGCATCGCACCGCGGTTACGGTCGTCGTAATCGTGCAATGCCTTCGGCGTGCTGATACCCGCCTGAGCCAGCAAGGCATCCTGCGTATCCGTGATCGACTTGAGGTACTTGCGCTGCGCGTCGGTTTGCTGCGTGAGGAATACAACGTCCTTCGACGCATTGTCCTGCCGCACCCTGGCGACCTTCGTATCGATCTCGCCCATTTCCTGCGTGATCTTGATGCGCTCGTCAGCCGGCGCCTTCCAGTACGCCTGCTGCAGCGCTGCCTTTTCCTGCGCATACGCGGCAATCTGTCTCTGCGCCGCATCGTCGGCAAGCGCAATCTCGGCGTTGTAAAACGTCTGGTCCGAGATCAAAGTTGCTTTGTGCAGCGCCTGCAACTGGTCGTCTGCATTCTTGTACGTCGCCTGGATGAGGTCCAGGCCGTTCTTCGTCGTCTGCAGCGCGGCCTCGAGCTCGCTCTTTCGAACGCGGTTTGCACTCGACTGGGCGCCTTTGTCCGAAAATTCCGACCGTATATGGGCCTCGTCGGTCGCCTGCTGCGCAGCAGATACGGGCTTGGCCGGATTGGCGCGGTTATAGTCGGCGACCTTACGGTGATACTCGTCGAGCGCCTCATTGACCCGCCCGATGCCCTTTTCCTGATCCCGAAGCTTCTTCAGAAAGTCGGAGGCCTCAATGCCCGCCTGGTCAGTCTGCGCCTTGGCGGATTTGGCGAGCGCCGCGTCCTGTTCGTGCAACGCGTCCTGATTCAACGCGGTGAGCTTTGCCTGCGCTGCCGCAAGCTGCTGCGTCCACGAGTTACGCGTATCGGGTAGCGCAGGCCCATTGAGCGCATTCTGCAGGCGCTGCACATTGGCCGTCGCGACCGCGATTTTCTCGGCCGACGTTTCCTCGCGGCCGATCGACTTCATCCAGTCCCATGCGGCGCCGAGTGCGCTGCCCACGCCGCGCCATGCAGTCGCGAGCGCCCCGACGTTCTGGATCGACTCATTGCGCAGCTGGTCGTCGAGCGCTTTCGCGACCACAAGCATGGCCTGCTGCTTGTCACCGGCCTCCTCAAGGCTACGGATGTACTCGTATTGCGCCGTATCAATGAAGTGCATGCTGGCGTTGTGCTGCTCTGCCCATTTCGCCACGCCCTCCGGCATCTTCGCGTAATCCTTGGCGATGTCGTCTAGCTTCTCGCCGGTCAGGTCGTGCATGCGCACAACGTCTGCGCCGAGCAGCTCAAGTGCCTGACCGGTGAGCCGGCCGCTCGATACAAGTGCCTGCAGCCCATCGCGGGCCGTACCGAGACCATTGCCGGTTGAGGCTGCTATAGCCTCCGTCATCGCAGCGAAGCTGCTCGAGGTCGCACCCGCATAGTTGCCCGTTACCTGCAGGGACTTGGCCAGCGCCTCGGACTCTTCGTGCCCCTTGTACGCCGCAACCGCAAATGCGCCCAGGACACCGACCACGGCACCGATCGCAAGCCCCACCGGGCTCGTCGCCAACGCGATGAGGTCCATACGCTCGGCGAGAACCATCGCCGAGCCGGCGAAATTCTTGAGGTTGCCGGTGGCAAGCTCATGCGCCATCACGACGATTTCCCTGCGCGCACCGGCCGTGTGTACCCCAATGCGGTCCATCGATTCCGATGTACTATCGCCCGCCTTGCTGGCCGTGTCGGCAAACTGCTTTGTCGCGCCCTGCGAATCGCGCAGATTGGCCTTGTACGTCGATTGATCGATCGTAAGCTGCACGACGAGCTGGCCGAGATTCCCTCCGGATGCGCCCATACAGACCACCAAATAAAAAGCCCCGCATCGCGGGGCAGTTGAACAACGGAGCTACTCGGACTGCAGCGCATCGAGCACTGCGTTTTCCATGATGCGCAGCGACTGAAAGATTGCGGCACGGCGTTTTCTCTTCACGTCGAGCATCCGGCAGACAGGATCAATCGCGCTGTAGTCGAGCCCGACATACATCAGCCGGGCACTGCCGAGACCAGAAAAGGCAGCGGTACGCCATTGCGTTTGCATGGCGAGAAAGACCTGCACCGCTTCCCAGTTCTCCGCATACACCTCATACGCGGTGTCTGCCTGACGCTCGCGCGCGATCTGGACGTCGACGTCGCGCGCCCCAAATGCTGCGAGCGCACTGACAACGCCACCGTCGACGGCGGCTTCGTCTGCAGCGAGGCCGGCCCACCGCCGTGCCGCCTCAATCAGTTTTTTAGTGCGGCCCCCGAGTTATAGCCCGCGAAGGTGTCCCACAAACGCGGGATGACGTGCGGGATCTTCAGCAGCGTATTCAGGTGTTCGGCGTTGAACGGGACATCGGCGCCGTCGACAGTCTGCAGACCCCGCCAGCCGACGACGAGATCGCGCAACGCGTCGCGCATCGGCTTGTTTGCCGTGAACAGTTCCGCAAGCTCGTCGGTAGTAAGACGCAGGTATTCCACGACGAAATCGTAGGTCTCGGTCGCACCATCGTCGCCCCTACCCGGGACGGTGACCGAAACGGGTGCGGTAAATGTCGGATGCGCGGCAAGTGCAAATCGCATGATGAAGTTCCAGGTGAATTGATCGGAACGAAGCGATCCCGAAGGAGCGCCCGTACAAAGTTACTTGACGGTGATCACGAGCTCGTCATTGCCGGCGTCGGGCGTGACCGTCAGGTCGCCACCGAGTAGCGCCTTGCTGTTCGTGTCCGAGTACGCGAGATTCGAGATCTGGACCTTTGGCGCATCGAACTGGACGATGTTGCCGGCGACGGTGCCGTGCGTGATGTTCAATGCGCCGAGCACGGCACTCTGCGACGCCGTCCACCAGTCCTTGTCGGCGACGGAGCCAAGCTGCATCGTGATCTTGCCGGTCGGCGCGCGATCGGTGATTTCAGCCGCCTGGTAGCCGATCAGCTCGGCCCAGTTCAACGTATTCGCGATGTCGAGAGACAGATCCTGCAGCGGGCCGGTATAGCCGTGCATCGACCAGGTCGTCGCCGCCGTACTCGCGAGCTTCGGCTGCAGGAACTTCGTGAAATCCGTATCGGCCGGCAGCGGCGTGTCCGTCACAGGGCTATAGACGCCCATGAACTTGAACGACATCTTCGGGATGGCGTTCACCGTGAAGTCAAACGACACAGAGCCACGGGCGTCCGTGATCTTGTGAAGCAGGCCGTCGAGGTAGTAGTACAGCGTCAGCGGCGTCGGTACAACGATGCTGTTCGGCGCGTATTTGACGTCCACCCCTTCGGTGACCGTCTCCGTAAAATTGCAGGCCACGAGCAGGCGCCCCCACGCCGGCGCTTCACCCGCGGTCCCGGATCCGGCGATCTCGATGTCGAAACTCAGCTCGGCATGCGAGCTTGCGGGCAACTGATCGCTGCTGCCGAAATATGGCCGGATCAGATCACGACTGACCATGTCCGTCGCGATCGGTGTCGCACTCGGATTGGTAATCAGCATCGCATCCTGCGCGCCGGCCGGAACGGCTGGCACGCCAATCGCATTCTGGAGCGCCGCGAGCAGCACTGTGTTACGCGTTGATTTGAATGTACCCATTTCTGCTCCTGGCAAGGGTTACCTCGCGACACCCGGCTATTCCAGACTGTCGCTTGGCGTTTGATACTCGAGACTGTAGGAGGCGGTTCGCACACAGCTGGCGCCGCCGACATTGGCATACAGCGGTTTATCGATCCTGAGGACACGTATGCCGGCCAGTCGCTCGTGCCGATAGGCCATCACGAGCGGGTGCACAAGCGTGAGATATTGATCGGCCACCCGGTCAGGCTCTTCGTCCTGCGTGATGGCGTGCACGAGCAGTTCCGTCTGCCAGCTTGTGACACCGATCAACGCCTCTGCGATGTCATCGCCGAGCGTGACCGCGAGCGCGATTCGCGTGTCGCGAAATCCGAGCGCCCGCACAAGAGAACGCTCGAACCGGACGTCCGCAAGCGATTCCGCCTGACTGACGGCGCCGAACACACCGGCTGCAAGAACCTCACGAATGGCGGTCATAGAGCCTCCGCCATACAGCGTGTAGCGTGCGACGAGCCCAGACACCGCGAGAATTGA